AGCTAATTGATATTGTTATTCCAGTTCTCCGATACCCAGAAATCGGCGTTGAGTACATGAAGGAATGCCCCGAATGCTTTGCAAGGGGTTGTTGGGAATGTGACTACAGCGGCTATAGACAACTTAACGAGGAGGAGGAAATTGCTGTGTATCAAATGTTCCAGCGACACTGCTGTAAAAGACAGTAGGTTGCACCACGACGGCACGATCCGGCGGCGCAGGGCTTGCATCAAATGCGGCTATCGATTTTCCACCAGTGAGGATGTTTGGTTAAATCCAAAGAAACAAACAAAAGTAATTGATCTGCCGGTCCATGCGCCCATTCGCAAAGCAGAACAAAAAAAAGAAATTGATTGGCAGTGGGCTGCAGAAAACATGAGTGATGAAGAGTTAGAGGAGCTGATCCATGACAACGCTTGAGCTAGCACAACAGGAATTTAATCGAGCGGTGCGAAATGACATGGGCATTTTTGTGATTGCAGAGGTGTGGGGCATTCAGCCTTACCAGGTGATGCGGGGCGGCAATGGGCTGCTTACAGAGGTTTATGTCGTTGGCAAAATCGCGGAACAGATCGAGGTAGATCGTGGCAAGAGTAAAATGGAAACAGGCCAAGTTGTCGAAAACGCCGACAGTGCAGCCAGACGCAAAAGAGTATTGTGCTGCGTGTAATCGGACGCATTACCTGGTGGCAAATGGTTATGTCGTGCTTGGTAGCGGCGCCCTGGTCTGCAACAACGATGCGTGCTGGCGCGTGATAGCAAAGGTAGAAAAAAATGGGTGATGGATTTATTTCAAAAATGAAAGCTGCAGAGTGCAACTTAGATATATCAGGAATAGCTAAGATATATCCTGATTATATCCAACCTATTTCTATTTCTAACCTAAATCAAGATATATCTAGAGATAGGTCTAAGGAAGTGGGCGACATGCTTTCGCACATTACAAAAAAAACTAATCCAGCGTATGTTGAGGCGGTGCATTTGTCGCGTAATGACCCCCTCGCCTATCGCATGAAAAAGCTGTTTCGCAGAATGAGGTTGATTATGTCTGCTGATCGGTTCCTGGACATTAGCCAGGAATTGTCGAGGCTCGAGCCCTCAGAGCTGATTGGAGCGGTGCAAGCTTTGGAGAGAGCCTATGGGAATAGATGAACTGCACGACAAGCTCATAGCTGCCGCAGAGGCAGAGCGCCGGCTGCCACCAGCCACCAGGAAGCAGAAAATGTCTGGATGGCCTGATTATCCGCTTGATTGGCATGGTTACGGCTGGTCGCAGAAGGGCGAGGTTATGCTGCGTCCAACAAACGAGCAAATCAGTGAGATGGATTGGTTGTTCGACAAGGTTGTGGCAAGGCCAGAGGCTGACAGAAGATTGCTATGGGCATGTGCTCATTCAGCCGCATTCCGTCACAGAGGGCCGCGATGGAGCAAGCTAGCAAAAATCCTCGGATTGAATGACCCGAGGATTGTAAAGCGCGAATACAAATTGGCGCTGACAAAGTTGTGGTACAAGCTGCATCATATCGAGCTATTTGAAGGTAAACCCTTCTAAGTCCTGTTGGTCCAGATGCTGCAGCAGATACTTAGCGTAAGCCGTGAGGTAGTCATTGCCCTCAAAGACAAATTGCTCCTCGTTGTTCTCGACAGCCAGGCGATACCTGGCTGCAAGATCTGACGCTGATTGCGCCGTGAATGATACCATGTTTGACATTGTTATCTCCTTTCTAATAAACCTTACATACTGATGTGGGTATTATGACAGTATCTGTCAAGAGTACAGACAGATATAATCATAACTGTTGTGACTGCATCGAAATGTGGTATGGTTTGATTATGATGGCACTACATGTTGATGCCATTATCTTCCTCCCTTAAACCTTACGCATGGGCTGCCCTGGCATTGTCGGAGCGGTCCATGTCTTTCGAGGGGATTATGTCCAGAAAAGTATCCAAGAAAATCATGGAGACAATTGCTGACCGCCTGGCAACAGGCGAGAGCTTGTTGATGATCTGTCGCGACGAGGCAATACCGAGCTATCGGACAGTGACCAGGGCTGTTGTCCAGGACGATGAGCTGTACGAGATCTATCGCCGTGGCAGACTGTTGCAAGCAGAGTTTTACAGCGATCATATCAATGACCTGGCAAGGCAGCCGCTTCCCGATACGATTGATCCTAAGTTTCTCAATGCCGAGGTGCAGCGCAGACGGCTCGAGGTGGACACGCTCAAGTTTACGATGGGCAAGCTGCAGCCGTGGGGACTGCGTGACAAGAAGGATGACGCACCGCAGAACAACAGCGTGACGCTGACATGGATGGGATCAGAGGTGCAAGTAGATGCTTGATGTAATCAATATATAAACGCATCGACTGACCGAGGTTCGCGCGCGAGGTCAGCGGTTGATGCACCGGATCTTGAGTTCGGTCAGGTCTGCTCTGTGTGGCGCAGAGATCCTGGGGAAAACAATGATGCCTGGCTGTGTGTTGCAGTTAATGTTGCACTTAAAGAGATAGGGGTCGCCGATTTCTGGCATACACCAACCCCACCCCACAAAAATATATCCGCGCTTCTAAGTACGATAATATAGTCATGGAATTAAGGTTCACTCATGCAGTCTTTGACCCCTAAGCAAAAGAAAGCTCTCCAGGTTCATTCCAAGCACCATAGCAAGAAGCACATGGCCGAGATGCGGAGCACTATGCGAGCCGGTAAATCTTTCGACCAGGCGCACACTGCGGCTCAAAAGAAGGCTGGCAAGTAAGTGCAGATCGTCATCCCCTATGCTCCCAGACCTTTGCAGTCCAGGTTGCATCAGCAGCTAAGCGAGAAGCGCTGGGGCGTGGTAGTTTGCCATCGAAGGTGGGGCAAGACGGTGATGGCTATAAATCACCTACTGCGTGATGCCATACTGAGCCAGAAAACCAATCCGAGATATTCGTATATCTCGCCTACTTACAAGCAGTCTAAGGCGGTTGCCTGGGATTATTTGAAGGTTTATGCCGGCGCTATACCAGGCGCCAGGTTCCATGAAACGGAGCTCAGGTGTGATCTGCCCAATGGGGCTCGTATCACGCTTCTGGGGTCAGATAATGTAGATGGGCTGCGAGGTATCTACCTAGATGGTGCCGTGATCGATGAGGTCGCGGATATACCAGAGCGGCTGTTCCCTGAGATTATCCGGCCAGCTTTGTCAGACCGAGCTGGGTGGTGTGTTTTTATTGGTACGCCGCGCGGCACGAATGCGTTTTATGATTATTATGAGCAAGCGGTTGCTAGTGATGATTGGGTCGATGTTGTCTACAAAGCGAGTGAGACAAACATTCTGCCGGCTGAGGAGCTAGAGGCCGCCAGGTCGATGATGTCCGAAAACCAGTATCAACAGGAATTTGAGTGTTCCTGGGTCGCGAATGTCGAGGGCTCGATCTATGGCAAGGAAATGCAAGCTGCCCTGGAAGATGGCCGCATAACGAATGTGCCGCACGATCCTACAACAAAGGTCCACACTTTTTGGGATCTTGGCATTGGGGACGCTAGTTCAATTTGGTTTGCACAAGTCGGCGGGGCTGCTGGAAGGGGCGTTCATGTTATTGATTACTATGAAGCGCGTGGAGAGGGCTTGCCTCACTATTGTTCAGTCTTATCGAGTAAAAATTACAATTATGGCGATCACTTTGCGCCTCATGACATTGAGGTTAGGGAACTGGGGAGCGGAAAAAGTCGCCGAGAGGTGGCGTGGGAGCTTGGCCTTAATTTCAAAGTGGTTCCGAAATTACCGATAGAGGACGGCATACATGCTTGCCAGATGCTTATACCTCGTTGCTATTTTGATCGAGAAAAGTGCAAGCAGGGGCTGGAAGCATTACGGCAATACCACAGGGCATACAAGGAAAAGGCCAGAACTTTCCGTCTATCGCCTGTCCATGATTGGTCTTCACATGGCGCGGATGCCGCGAGATATATGGCAATTTCTATTAGAGAAGGCTCGATGGAGCGTAGGCCGCAACAACGCCAAGCGGTGAATAATTACGATCCGTTTTCGTCAGCAGCAGCAGTATGAGGTTTGAATGGCACAAGTAACAGCAAAACGCGCCGCTAACATACGAGGGCAAAAGCACATGCTGGCCTATATCACCAAAGGCGAGGCCAGGATGCTTAGGAAAATGGGCGGATCTGGTAAGCCTGGGCCTAATGGTATTCCGG